TACAGTAGATGGATCAGGTGGTATAACAGGAGCCACCATAGCAGGTACAGGTTTAGCTGAAGGCACTGTAGCAACTGCGGCTATCACTGGTACTGCCATAAATACTGGTCCTATAACAGGTGTTACTGTTGCTGGTACTGGCGCATCCTTTGGAACTATTACTAGAGGTATGCTTGTAACAGGCACTGGTATCACTGGCGCTGTAACAGTAAAGACAGTAACAAGTCAGAATAGTATTATACTGGACACAGCCGTATCTATAGCCGATAACATTGTACTTAGTTTTGTTACTAATATAAAAGCTGGTATGTTTGTTACAGGTGCAGGAATATCTGGTACTGTAAAAGTAGCATCATTAACAAACCAAAATAGTATTGTACTTGATTCAGCTCAATCATTAGCAAATAATACTGTTCTTACTTTTGGTACATTTCACGGTACTCAAGTTAATAAAACATTATACTTTCACGGTACAGGAACTACTTGGGCGCACATAGGTACAAGCTCGTCTACAAACACATTAAAATCTAGGTTTACTGACTTTAACTTTACACAAGAAGACAAAACTATATTTGTAGATAGTAAAAGTTTTCCAATAGTATATAATGCTAGTGGTAATACTATGGTATCACTAACATCGTCAAACAGTTCGGACGTACAAGGCGCAGAGAATGTTGTACTTTTTAAGAACCACGCTTTCTATTCTAAGGGTAGTAAGATATTCTTTACAGCACCAAATACAGTAGATGATTTTGCTACAGGCAATGGTGCTGGTACAATAAATGTTGGATATGATGTAACAGGTATGATAGGCTTTCGTGAACAGCTTATCATTTTTACTACAGACACAATTAAAAAACTTGTAGGAACTACTTCCTCCGACTTTAAACTAGAGCCTATATCAGACAAGATTGGTTGTATTAACCCTGATACAATAAAAGAGTTTGGTGGTGATGTAGTATATCTATCTCCTGATGGTGTACGTTTACTTGGTGCTACAGACCGTATTGGTGACTTTGCTCTTGACGTTGCCTCAGATCAGATATATAAAGATGCTCAAGAGTTTATAGCACAGACAGATACGTTTTGTTCTGTTTTAATTAGAGGTAAATCTCAGTACAGAATATTTGCATATATACCTACTGTACAGGCACCTGCTGCTGGAGGTTTAATAGCAACAAAGTTTATTGCACAAGGTGGTAGTGGTATAGCTTGGTCTAGAACTAAAGGACTAAAAGTAAACGTAGCAGACAGTACCTATTCAGGTGCAACAGAAACGGTACTGTTTGGTAATGATGATGGCTTCTGTTATAAGATGGACTCAGGTAATTCTTTTGATGGCGATCCTATTGAGGCTATATATGAGTCTCCCTTTATGCCAATTACAGATCCACAAATAAGAAAAACAATGTATAAGCTTACGTTGTATGCACAGCCTCAAGGAACTATGAACCTTGACGTAGGCTTTTCAATAGACTTCGACTCTAAGAATGATCCTGGAATAATACAGCCTCCTGTTATACAAATAGGTGCATCTGGTGGTGGCGTAAGTTTATATGGTGCATCTACTTCGATATATGGTAATGCAAACACTAAGTATGGTGGTAACCTAGACAAAATATATAAAGAAAATTTAGTAGGCTCTTTTAAAACAGTAGCTATGAGAATAACAGATAACTCAATAAACCCAACCTTCACTCTTGACACAGCGGTGCTTGAGTACAGAGAACATGATAGGCAGTAACAATGGCAGGTTATACAAGACAAGCAGCAGCTAATATAGTCACAGGTAGCGTTGTTGACGCTGACGACTTTAATGATGAGTACAATCAGATACAGTCAGCATTCAATGCTAGTACTGGTCACACACATGATGGTACAGCAGCAGAGGGCGCACCTATTGAAACTATAGGACCATCTCAAGATATAGTTGCTACAGCAGCAGCACTTAGACCTAAGACTACTAACGCTGTAGATTTAGGTACAACAGCACTACAATACAAAGATGCTTACTTTGATGGTGCAGTAAAAACAGATACACTTACTGTGGATGAGAGTGCTACTATAGCAGGTAACTTAACTGTTAGCGGAACTTTTACTGATGGAGGAAGCGGTACACAAACTGTAGCAAGGCAATCAATATCTGGTGGTACTGGTATAACATATAACAACAGTACTGGAGTAATAGTTTGTGATATTAATACTCCTGCAGAGGTAGGGCTAGGTAACCTATCTAACAATGGTAATAACTTATCAGGTGCTTTTACAGCAACAGGTAACATTACAGCTTTCTCAGACGCAAGACTAAAGGATAACGTAGAAACTATTGAAGGTGCGCTAGACAAAGTGTCACAGATGCGTGGTGTAACTTACAACTACAAGAGTGATTTAAATGATGGTCAACGTGGCACAGGTGTTATAGCTCAAGAGATGCAGCAAGTTATGCCAGAGGTTGTACAGGAAGGTGAATACTTATCTGTAGCATATGGTAATATAGTAGGGGTACTTATCGAATCTATCAAAGAACTAAAAACTCAAATTGAGGAACTGAAGAATGGCTCTTCAGACTAGCGGTGCTATAAGTCTAAACGATTTACACGTAGAGGTAGGTGGCAGTAGTGGATCTAACTGCTCTCTTAATGACTCAGATATACGTTCCTTAATTAGTAGAGGTGCTAATACACAACAAAGTTTGTTAGAGTATTATGGTCAGTCTAATGAAATACCTTTAACTTCTGCTGGTAATGTAAACGGACAAGCACAAAGAAAACAAATCTCAGCTTCTAGTTTTATATCTTCTGGAGGAACTCTAAGTATACCATCAAATATGTGGGTTTGGTCAGATGATAGAACAGTAGCAGCATTGACTGTAGATATTCCTTGCACTATTATAAATAACGGTAAAATAATAGGTAAAGGTGGTCAGGGCGGCTCTGGTCTTAGAGTAAAAAACTTACCGCATCCAACCACTAGTGCTTACAACGCTGGTTACGGCACAGTTAATTTAGGTACTGGCTCAGATGGTGGTCCTGCTATTAACGTTACATCTTCAGGAGTAACTATTATAAACAAATCAGGTGCTTATATTGCTGGTGGCGGTGGCGGTGGTGGCGCTGGTGGTGTTGAACCAATGAATACCGCTGCAGGAGGTGGTGGTGGCGCTGGTGGTGCAGAAGGTGGTTACAGAGTTGGACCAGGTTCTTTTAATGATGGTAAAGGTTCTGGATGGCCTAACTATACTACAAACGGACCTCAATATTCTCAGTTTGGTATATACGGAACAGGTAATGGGAATGGACCTTCACTTGGTTATGGTGGAGAACTTAACCAAAGAGGATGGTACGTTTCCGTATCGAACTCTCCCAACTACGGAACTTGGTCAAAAAGTTATACTCATGGTTATGCTGGTGGTCCAGGTGGACCTGCTTCAGGCGAGGATCAAGCATCTATGTCTGGACAGGGTGGTGGTAGAATACTTCCAGGCTCTAGGTTAAACTCTCCTAATTATGGCTCTAGTGCTACTACTTCTTACGGTGGCGCAGGAGGAGAAGCTGGTGGTAATGGCAACTCCGCTGGTGGTTATGGAGGTTCTTCTGGCGGTGGTGGTGGCTGGGGTGCTGCTGGTGGCAGAGGTTACAGAGGTGCTTTTGTGTCTAATCAATCTCAGGGCGGCAATGCAGGAGCAGCCATAACAGGCACGTCAAGAACACTTAGCAATAGCGGCACAATTTATGGTGGTACATAATGAGTAGATACATATACGCTGAAACTGCATATGATACTATAGATGAAGTTGAAGCTGCAGTCACAGCTATGAAAACAAGATTAGATAATAACCCCACTGATTGGTGTGTTGTGAAGCCTATGATAAACCCCAGAACAATAAAAATATCTACTGGGGATGTGATTGGCTATGACTCAGGTGACCCTTTAACTGATGCAAAAATAAACGCATTAGATAATTCTGATAAGGTGTATAATGTTTTCTCTGTTTATGAGGGTGATAATTTTACAGAAGTTTCAGAAGCTG